GATAGACTAAATCACAAAATGGCTTTGTTTCATAGCACATCACTTAAAATTTATCTAGTTAATGATACCGGGCATAATGAAAATAATCCTGCTAACTATAAAGTCCAAGTTGTTATGACTATTGGAGGCGCAACTGAAACATTTACCTCAGGCTATGCAATTAGTCCAGATTCCGGCTTCCAATATCAATATGCGGCCACAGATAAGGAAGGTTTTGATAAAACAGGTCAATTTGTCTATGATAGAGTTTCAGAAGTTTCAAGCAATTATTCAGGTTCGGGAACCCAAATCAACTGTAGTCCGACGACCTCCTTTGTTCAGGGACAGGTCCAAGACGTGTTTGCTCGGTCGGGAATTGACTTTGTGAAGGTCGGGACCATCAACACAAAAACGTCCTCAGCAATCACCCTAACGTCAGCATATTCACCGGGTCTAAGCACCGGGAATGGCTTATTCCTTCCTAGTTATGTTGAACCATCTTATATTAATTCATTTCAACACGTTGCAGTTTCTTATTATTCAAACGATAATGCAATTGAAATCTATGTAAATGGAAATAAAATTCTTGCTTCCAAACACACAAACGCTGGAACTTTTGCCTTCGATAAAGAATCTTACTTCATCGGAGCAAATGGAACAGGTGGAACAGGAGACAATGCTGCTAGCACAAACCAACAATTTATGGGAGAACTGCATGAATTAGCAGTAATCAATAGGTCCAAAGACAGATTTCAGTCTCTTTCAAATATCGTAACTAACTTAAATAACCTGTTGATGTATCTTAGATTTGAGGAGACTGATGCTTAATGGCTCTAACTGTTCTCAATAAAGGTTCTACAACGGACACAAATACAAATTGCCCAACGAACCCTAAGATTAAAACTAATGCTTCCGCTAGTGCATCGGCAAAGCATTTTACTATTGTCCATCCAGACGATAGTGAAAATTTAACATTTGATGAAATCTCAAGTGGGGCAGGTCTTTTAACAGAATACACTAACTTAGCAACAACCCCCGGACATATTGTTAAGCAATATAACACCTTTACTCAGGAAGGAGTTCAACTTATCATTAACTCGACTCATTACTGGTTTATTCTTTTATACTCTGATGATTCTAATCAACACCACTTTGCTAGAATTACTGAATCTTTAACAGACGATGTATCGGGAGATTCTTTAGAATTTACTCCCAAGTTAGGAAAAGAAATCCCAAAAGGAACAAAATTCATGTTGTTCAAAGGGCCTCTCTTGACTTCAAATGCTATCGCTTTCTCAGCCGGTATTGATGATAGTCTTAGAAATGATTTAGTTTGTTCGAGGCCTCTTTTCTATATTGAAGAAACTAAAGTAAATAAAAAAGGAGAGTTGGACCACAACACAAAATATTTTGTTCAAAATAATTCAGCAACTAGTGGTTCAACCATTACTGTTAATTCTTTAAAAACAGCGTTTATGGTTGAACAAGATTTTTCAAATGTTGTCGTTGACTATAGCCCATATTCTTTACAGGTTACACTAACCGACGTTTTAAGAAATAAAGATGTAGCCGGGACTCCTGTTCCCCAAGAGTCTTCATATTCTCTGCCGACTGAAGATTTTACTGATTATGAAGATGTTTTCTATAATGCTAGGCGTCAAAATGATGACGACATTTCTGGAACTATTGATTTAACAGGACCGACAAGATATCTTCATTATGATTTTTCTCCAACTTATTGTAATGCAGCAGTTGGTGTAGTTGAAGCAGAAATTACTGACTCTATTGGAACAAGGTCTGGCTTTGCTAATGTAAAGATTGTTGATAATAATAGGATTATTCCTAAAAAGGTTTCTGAAAACGATGCGCTAAGAGTTAGGCATTTAGTTCATAGAGGTGACTTTTTTGATTGGTTTGCACTTAAGGCAAGTTTAGATACCCACACGGGTTCAAGAACTTATTCTGTAATTAGCGACTATGATTTAACTACAGTTCTTAATGTAAATGATGAGGTAAAAATTGGTTCAAGGATTCTAATTGTTGAAGCAATAACTTCTAACACTATTCAATTCAATGAATTCAGTAGACTACAGACGGAAGGTGTATTTACTAATACTACATCCTTAACTAGCCTAGGGCAAGAAACATTATATCGAAGAGCATATAACTCAACTGATGGGACGCTTTTAACAGATTTTAATATCATTGAAGATAGAGATTATAATCTATCTGTTAGGTTCAAAACTAAAAATTTTAGATTTATTTATGCTAGTGTAAGTGCATCTGATAAAGATAAACAAATGTTAACCTTAAGTTTTTCAGAAGACGGCTATGATTCTAATCCTTTAAAATACCTTATAGGTAACTATCAAATTTTTATTGAAAGATTTGATGGGGAGGTCGAAGCCATTGAGTCTTCTAAAGACTTAGGGCAAACTTATGTTCAATTAGAAGGCAGAAATAATTTAAGAAAACTACTATCCCCCATTATCAATTCTAACAAACTATTCTCAAAGGATATGATTTACTCTTCTAAGTCCTTCTATAATACAATGCAAGACCTTAGCCGAACTGTAGTTACTTCTGGAAATTTCTTAAAGGGTTCGGTAAAGACCTTTGATATCAATAGCACAACGACTAGCATTTCCCAAGGAGATGAATTATTTGGAAGATTTACGAATGGAACATTTGGTTATATTGGAGAAGTCGCTAGTTTTTCATCAGTAACGGTGACTTTAGTTGATTATCCAAGAATTGCGAGTTATGGAAATAGCGTTGCTTTGTATAAACCCCAAGCAAAATCCTATGTTTTCAACAAAGCATTAGCAACAAATTATACTGTTAATCAAACAACTACGGCTTTGGAGGGTTCTGCTGATAAAGGAGTCATGTTCGATTCAGGAACAAAATTAGATTCTAGTGGTAATGATGAAACTGCGTTAGTTGGAACATCTAGTGATGATGATGCTAATGCATTAGGTTATCCCATTCATCATCCTTCTGGTATGAAGAACGATAGATTCTTTCAATCAAGATTGCAAAATACAGATGGAACTAATCAATCTTTTGAAGTAGCAAACAGTCTTATTGATTTTTCTGTATTAAGTATTTCTAACGGAGATACTGAAACTACGATTGAGTTAGCACCTTACGTTCCTTTGACTCTAGGTCGAGTTGATATTAATAGTAAAAGCACAATTGAGAAAACGTTTGAAAATGTTGGAACAGTTGGTGCTATTTCAGAAAGTCGGTCTTTCACGGCAACTAGTTTAAGTCCATACTATGATTATGAAGAATCCGTATATGTTGATGGTGTGTTTATTGGAAAGTGTATTCAGGTTTCAACATCTGGCGCAGGAACAATTACTGTCTATCTTGATAGAAAGGCAACTGCTTCTGCCGGTAATCTACAAAGAGTGGCATTTAATGATTCTGGAACTTATTATGAAAGGCAAGACTATGGACAATCCTTAGCATTACTGAATGCTGCACATCTTCACGGGGGTAAAGTCATTGGTCTTCTGAATCCCAAATATTTACAAACTCCTTCGTCTAACCCTAATTTATTATTCGAAGCACCGTATTCATTTTCAACAACTAATTTTGACAGTTACATTCATAAGTTTGGTTCGCCTCTATATCGTATTTTTAATTTAGAAAAAGGTAACGTCAATTATAAAACCCCTAAAAGGACTACTTTCTCTGAGAGCCATGACTTAGATTATTATAATGAAATCATTTCGAACATTTCTTATTACGCTGATGCTTATAGATTTGGACCGGGATATTACCAACCTTCGGATTATGACCATATCACAGGCGTTGGAAGAACAGGCTCAGGTTCTGAAAATCAACCTTTATTTGAAAGTCAAGGATTTAAACCTGCTTCGGGTTCTAGATTTTTTGATACTAAGTTTCATAAAAGTGGTGGGTCTGCACCGTTGGTTTATAGAGATGTAGATGCTATTGGCAATACAAGTCCATTTAGGGGTCATGATATTTTAGAACAAATTGACCCCAAGGTTTCTAGAATGTTTCTTTTTGCAACATCAGATTTAGAACCTTATAGTGGAAAGAGAAAGGACAGTATTTTAAACCCTACTTTAACAAGAGAGTTAACAAACTACTCAATTATGTTAAAGAAGGAAACAAATACAGTTA